TTACTCGCCCAATTTCGGAATGCAGAACATTCTGTGATGTTCTGCATACACTGGAGAGAAAAAGGACACGAATCACAAGGACAATCTTTCGTATTCTCTGGCCCTGTGTGTACTTCTGTAGTGTTGTAGATAGATTCCGAATCACTCGAATCTCTACCCATATAACATTCTGAATCCCAATTAGATATTATCATAAACGAATCACCTTATATCATTCCTAGCATAGTCAGTATATCAACTTGTCAAGAGTTTGTCAAGAGATATTTGATAATAATATGGCCGCATACACACCCACGATTATCAACCACATGACTATTGCAATTATTAAAAACCGAATCATACTTATACTTTACACTGATTCGTTCTGTCTGTCAAGTGAAAAAACCCCTTGACAAAAAAAAATTTTCGTGATAGAATACACCCTTTAATGCACAAAAGAAAACACCTAAACACCTTTTTTTATACCTTTTTCTGAAATGTACGCAAATCCCATTTTATTCCATGTTATCCCATGAATCTACGCATCATGTATTATTCCCTTTACTTTCCATGGCGTGAAGCATACTGTTCCTAGACTTATATGATCTGCACCTCTCTGTTTATAGATATCTGAATGATATTTTTCGGTAACTCCACCCCCTGCTATTACTGTTATATGGGGATATTTCGTCTTAATGATATCTAGTATTCTAAGTGTATGGGTTGCAAGTCTTTTACCAGAGAGTCCACCTTTATCACTATAGAGTGTATTACTTGCGTGTATCTGTGTATACCCATACTCTTGTATGATTTGATCTAGTTTATACTCTGTGATTGTAGGGGGAACTTTACAGATACACCATTGTCTTTTACCATTGTTAAGTCTATCAAAGTGTGGGAATTGTGTTGCATCTTCGTCTTTATCTAGGTTAGGACAGCTGATATTCACCTCTATGTTTTGATGTTCTGGTAGTATACTATCAAAGTTAATCCAATCGTATTTTTGTATAGATGCAATACTCATTACATCAAATGAATTGGTCATACGACTTAGACCTTTATGAATACCAGCGTTCCTTAGACCTATTTTGTTTCTCCAACCCCATACTTTATCCACTCTTACATATCGTAATGTTTTCAGAACTTGTGGGATCAGGCCTGGTCTTGGTTCGATTGTCCAACTACCTGTGACACTGATTGCATTCTGAAACTTTAGATAATTACCGAATGGAGCTGATATGAAGAATTTATGAGTATTCTGCATCCCACGAATCGCATATACTTCTTAATGTCATCTCTACAAACCCTTCGTAACAATCATCACTTTCTGCAAAGGCCGAGATTTCATTAATTTGTTCTTGATTCAACTCTTCTAGTTCTTCGACTCCGTATTGTTCTCTGATATCTTCCCATACCCATTCATATACGAGTGATTCTATTTGGTCTTGTAACTTATGTACTTTTTTCACTTGAAATGTCATATTACTTCTTCTGGTCTGTTATTACTGTCGTAAATGCACCGATAGCTGCACCTTCTTCACACTTACCAAATGCGACTTCACCTAGTACACAACCCATAGCGGTGTTTCCTAGAAGTCTTTGTCCTTCTGTCGTTACATAGTTCGTACTACACGCACTTGTAAGTCCTATTATTAATATTAATATACAGTATTTCATCATATTTTTTCCTTTCATAATAATAATGATAATTATTTCTTTTTCCACAATCTCTGTTCTAGTTCACTATACCCACCAATGTATTCATCATCAATGAAGATGGCTGGTACGTGTTTGATGTTGGGGTAATTGTCTTTGAACTCCATCAGATTGTTGATATCATCTAGGAGTTTTTCTTCGTACTCAACTCCATAGTAATCTAACATAGATTTGGCTCTGACGCAAAATTGACAAGGTGGTTTACGTCTGGAATACATCAATATTTTCATGTATCATCCCCTATCATGTACTTTGTAAGATCAACAATCTTTTCATGTTCAATCAGTTCAAGTATCGTTTCTGTGATTTCTTTCTCTTTACGTAGAAAAAAAAGTCTATTTTCGATAACTTCAAGTTGTTTTTCGTACTTTTCTATTTCTTGTTGTTTTTTTAACTTATTTTCTATCAAATCTGTAATAAAGATTATCTTCTTATTCATATCCAACCCATTATCAACTTAGTATCTTCTGGCACCATATCCAGACTAAATGGTGGTGTAAATACAAGTTTTCTTCGTACCTTATTAACACCAACAACTCCTCTTACTGCATCTTCAATACTCATACAGATCTCATCTGCAAAAGGACAATTCATACTTGTAAGTGTGTGTTCTATGTCTACGTCACCATTCTCTGTTACGTCAAGTTCGTAGATCAGGCCTAGATCCAGTATATTAATCGTTGTAATTTCTGGATCATAGACACAGCGCAATGCATCTATTACACCTTGTTTGATTTGATTTATTTTTGAGAGTCTTTGTAAATCTTCATTCATCATCCATTGCAATCCATACTAAACATGATATAACCCAAGTAATACCTATAAAAATGATAAGGAAATATAGTATTATCCAAATCATCTTATGTCATACCAATGCACCTTATCATTAATATATACCACCACAGGTATCAATAAACATACTAACATACACCAATTTAAAGTATCCCATGGCACAAATAGATGATACCAGAAGTCAAAATGAAATGGGTGCATAGTTCCATAATCAGTTCCCTCGTAATAATAACTCGTTGTCATAGTGTTTGTTCTCTCTCCACTCTTGTCCATCATTCGGACTAATTCTTCTCTTATATAGAGGATTAAAGTCCTTGAGTTCTGGTTTCATATCTGAAGGAGATTGAGATGTTGCATGAACACAACCTAGTTCAACAACGTGCATTTTAGACTCATATCTTTGCTTTGCATAATCTAATACACCAGAATGCAGATTAACCTCGTTTCCACGATAGAATGACTCGCATTGAGCCTGACTATCAAACGTCAAATTCCAACTGATAACCATTTCTGTGTCTTTCATGATACCTTCGTATCCCATGATTGCATAAAATATAATCGCCCATTTCATTTCTTTTGTTCCTTTTTATCCCACTTTTCTTTGTCTTTTTTTGTTGCAAATGTCAGTTCTTGACGCATTTTCAGTTGACTCTTAAACTTATCTCTAATTTTTGGATCGTTACCAGATGCATTAATAAACCAATTTATGGCCTCATACGAGAACCCTTTAAAGAGTAATTTGTTACCTTTATACAATATTCCAGTTGCATTTTCTAACTCTAATCTATACTCACCATGATCATAATGAAGCGCTCTAAGCCCCGTTATACCCAAAGTATTCTATTCCCCCACTATGTTGATCGTAATCATAATTTTTTTCTAATTCAGCTATACTGTCTTTTAACTTTAACTTTTCTTTCTTAATTTCTCTACGTTCTTCATCTGTTAATATATTATTTTCAAGTTTATATTCTAGTTCTTTATGTTCTTCTCGTAGAGCAGCAAGCATATGAATCTCCTATTTGTTTTTCTTTTTGATTTTCTTGAGTGCGGCGTTTAAGGCCCTTTGATAATTAATTTCTTCTTGGTCTATTTCTGTCTTTTCATTAGATACAGTTTTAGGTTCTCCTTGAACAATCTTTTTTGTTCTAGGAACAACCTTTTTCGTTATATCGACAATCTCGTTTTCGTTTTCACCATTATCATATAAGTGTTTGTGTTTTCGTTTGAATTTTTCTATACGATACTTGAGCCATCGAACTCTTTCATCTATATCATACATACACCTATTTATTAAGTTAGATACTCCTCTTGCGTGCTGTCAATGTAGTCATTTTGTCTATAAAATTTGCGATTAATTGTAACCTTTTTCACACGCACATTACCATCTTCTTCTTCTAATATGTACCTTATATGTTCCTCTTTGATAAGTTTACCATTCGGTTGACTCATGAATCGGTCATGACCCCATATGTCAATTACATTATCGTCACTCACAATTTATCTCCTCTTACCAGTGGCTGAATCTTTTGCGTCAACACTAGATAGAACTTGGAGTCCACCCTTGTTATACGCTTGTCCTATGACCACGTTTCCTTTATATATAGGAGTTTCTTTGACAAAACCATTACCGATTGCGTCAGATGTCTTGACTTGTGCAGTGTATATCCGCTGATCTATCGTACCACCACGACCTTTGACAGTGGTTTTACCATGTTTATACGCAATATACTCCTCTAGTGTCAACATAGGGAGTTTCATACGTTTCAAAAACTTGTTGTGTTCACGCATTTCCGACTCATACTTGCTTGTATCTACTCTCTTACGTTTACGTTTGAGATTCGTAGTCGTATAATAGATAGGTAATATGTGCATCTATTTGATAGGACGAATACAAATTGCAGTAGTTATGGCCGCAAGACCATAACCAAACCACATAAGCATTTCAGATAACGGAAGTGCATTGTCCATACACTTACCATCACAATCTGCACCAGCAGCACCAAGTATCATAAGAACACCCATGATACCGATACCCCAAGATAATACAATTCTAAAAGTGTACCACATTACACAGCCTCCAACATTGAAAATGGAACTTGGTATGTTGCAGTTTCGCCAGTGATCGGTGATCTTATCATATCAACAAGTGCTCTTGTCTTGTTAATTTTGACCACAGTACCAGGCGTCTTTTTTGTTTTCTGAACAACATACACTCTCATACCTACAGTTATGTCTGCTTTCGCTTTCATAACCTTGATATTTCTACACATACCCATAACTTCATTTAGTTCACTAGGTGACATAGTGTGTAGTATCTCTGATACTTTTCTCATTTTAGTAATAGTAACCATTATATATTCTCCTTGTTATCAAAATCTTTCATTACTAATTCATCTTCATAGTCTTGTAAAGATGACCCAAGTGCAAACTCTAATCGTAATGCAACGTATGGACTTATTTTTACAAGATCTGCAGCCATATTTTCTATTTCAATAGGACTTAAATTTTGGATCGTCTTTAGTGCAAGTTTTCTTGTCGCTAATGACAATCGTGGAAATTGTTTCGACATTTTTACCTCTCTATTTACGAATCAGTATACCATATATATCGTTTCGTGTCAAGTCCTATATAGACCATGTGAATAAATCATATTGATATTTTTAACCAAGTCTGAATATGAGTCTTGATTGGCTTGGTATAGTAACCCTATTCCACCAGTTTTTTCCCACTTCTCAATATTACTAGGTTTATCATCAACCAAAATATTTGGTGAACCATCAATAGGATTGATCGCATATTGTTCTTTATTACGAGTGAATATTAAATTCTCAATCGCAGAAGGCATCAAATCATTGTCTTGTAACCACCTTCTCTTGTGGTATGCAGAGTTATCCCTATCACCTTTTAATGGTGATGAACATATTCCCCATTGACCTTTTGATATAGCGTCTACAACATTCACTAAATTATGTGTATCTTCAAACAGTTCTAGTGTGTAAAAGAAGTCAGTACCTATGAGTTCTTGTATTGACTTTTCTTTTCTTGGAATTTCCTTCCAATGTCCACAATTAAATTTCTTCGCAAATGCACCAAAGAAGTCTGCAAGGACTCCGTCCATGTCTAAGTATAAAATAGTTGCGTTTCCTACTTTTTTCATCAAATTCACTCTCCTTTATATAGCCATTATTAACTTCATTTCGTTAACAATATCTTTGTATGTTGCAATCTTTTTTTCAATCGCATATTTTTTCATTTTTACTGATGAAGTATTACCATAAAATGTGGTTAAATACTTTTCTAACTTTTTAATTTTATTTTCATATTGTTCTATCATAAAACGAATCACCTTTCTCTCTATACTATTAATATACCTGTTTTCATAACAAATGTCAACCCCTAAAAACAAAAAAACCCCAAAAAATTGAGGTTTTTCTGAAAAATATCTATTAGTATATTATATTAGAATGATATAGTCGCACCTAACTTAATATCTTTTCTTTCTGATGCATCAATATCCCAGCTTGTTTTACCATATACTTCTACAGGCAATGGAATCATATCACCCATATCATATGTCAATTCTAAGTTAATATCTGGTCTACTTCCTTCATCTAAAGTGTCAAACAACATAAAACTGTCGGTTGCAGAGGAGTCGTATATAGAAATAAGTGTACCAATTGATAGTTCTAACTGATCACGATTCCACTCAATTTCTGGTTCATACTTCATAATGGTCGTTTCATTATCAACTGAATATTCAGTTGTCACATCATGATTATGAGATAGTTCTGCAACTATATTTGTTGCAAAGAATAACACAGCGAAAAACGCTGTTATACTTGATAATAGTTTCATGTGAGATTTCCCTTACGTTATCTGTGGACAGTGTGTCGCACAAAAACATATTTATAATTATCTCTTTTTCAATCTCAACTGTTTAGATATCCAATTTTTAGCGATTGTATTTTTTACTTTCTTCTTAACAAGTACCATACATCTCTTCCATACTTTCTTGAATACATCTTCTCCAGCGTCATTGTTGTCTACAATTATAAAATTACTTGAACCAAATAGTGTTTGAAATTTACCTATGTTGTTTTGAACTGCGTTCCACATCTTCGCAACTTGAACTTCTGGTAAAGTTCTGGATCTCATTCTATTTCTTTCTTGTGCAGTATCTAATGATGTATTTACAAATATCATGTATGTTTCATATCCTAATGCACGTAATCCTCTTACTTGTTGTGATATTTTATCATACTCTCTGCCTGTACCATCAATGATAACTCCTAGTCTACCTTTTAGAAAGTTTCCTTGCAAACGGGCTGTGACCTCTTTCGCTTTAACTCTTATGTCTTGACCTTGATCAGAATATATATCTTCTGGTGTTGTTTCCAACCCAGCGTCTTTTAACATTTTTTCATATATATCGTCAGAGTTTACAATCTTCATACCCAACCCACCAGTAGATTTTCTTACTACATATGACTTACCAGATCCTGGCCCGCCTGCAAGAAATATCGCTTTAAATATATTGGGGTCGTAAACTCCTTCCTGTACTTGTTGAAATGTTTTCATGTTTAGTTCCTAACAACTCCATAGTTTGTTCTTTATATAATTGTTCATAGTATTTAGTTTCCTCATTATCCTGTGTTTGTATTGTTCGATTGGTTTGTTTTTGAAACGTCATTTTGTGTACACGATTTTTGAGTTTTGCTGTCATGGTAGCCTCTTTCTATGGTTAATAAATTATCATAACGAATGAGTTGTTATCATCTCCTTTCTAAAATGTTATTTCTGAAGGATCTTCAGAACCTAGTGGTATTCTATAGTCACCCTCGTTACCTTGATCTTTAATGGTAACTCCACTGCTTGGGAATGGTGACTTAACTGTATCTCTTACACAATCCATTACGATTTTGTGTATAGGAGAACCTTCTGCAAATGTGAATTTATGTACTAAATTTTTGACTAAGTATTTTCCTGTCATAGCTTCATCAGATAAATCTAAACCTATAAGATCACCTACTTGTAATGTTGTGTTGCCTGGAATTGTAACTCTTAATGATATTGCAGAGTCTAACGAGGAAAATCTAGATGTTCTTCTTTGTAACCATTGGTCTGTACCCATATAATCATATTGTGATCTTTCACCCCAAGCTGGATTATACATACCATTTGCAATATTTCTTTCTATCATTTGCACATGAAGAACGGAGTCTGGATAATCTCCTATTTGTTTACCATATTGATCAGTTACAGTAGACGCTACTGGAGATTTACTAGAACCATATCTATTGTAGTGATCGACATGGATATCCCTGTCAAAATCCTGTATATAATTGTAATCAAACTCTTGATAATCTTTATTGAAAATATCTAACAATATTAGTCTTGATCCATACATACCAGACAATCTACTTGACATAGTGTCGGTTGTTGACATTACTTGTATATTTAGAATATTTGATAGTTTAGCGATAACTCCTTCTTCATTATCTCTTAGATCTATTTCTTGTGGTGATACTTCACGATAGACACCCTTTGGATTTTTTCTGTCCATCATACTGTCTATTGTTCTGAAAAAATAACCTTTGGTTGTTTCATAGAACAAAAAAGATGGTGCATAGTCATATTCTCTGGACAAACATCTTTTTGACAAATTTACTATAAAATCAAATGGGTGCATATTTGGTGAAACAAGTTTAAAATGATTATTTGTCACCTCGTAGTAAAACTCTTTTTTAGATGCAATCAAATCATCATCTCTCAAAATATTTTGAATGATATCTTCTGATGGCTCACCCTCATATGATTTGACAACACGCACATGATTATTTCTGATAAATTCTGGTGTGGTAAAATGCAACATAAATGCATCTGTATTTTCATTTACTGTAACTTTATCGTCAATTTTATAAACATATAGTGGTGTTTCAGTATAGTTGATGATACGATTTCTATCACCTGTATCATCAGCGTTTGGTGTTGATAGTTTAAGTTTAAGTTTTTCTTGACCTATAATACCTATGTCTTTATTACCTAATAGATTATTATTGTCTTGAAAAGATATAGATCCACTTACAGATGTGGAAAAAAGATCTTCGTATATGTTTATATCTGCAACTAATTCAGTTAAGTCAAGTTCTAAACCACTTACTGTACAGAGTGTGCATTCTTCTAGTTGAAATTCACCAGCGTATTGTATGACAGCCATATTATTTTCTCAACAATTGTTGTATTTCTCTTTTTATTTGAGGAATGTATTCTGGTTTTATGACTCTAATTTTTCTTTTATTGTCCTCTGCTCTTTCTGCATAATTATAGTTTGTAACTGTAACTGCATCATGTGGTATTGTATTTGCAGAGTCATTTGGTATCTCTATTACCTTAGTTGTATCACCAGATGTTTGTTTTATTTCATAATGGTGAACTGCATCTGGATTGTCATATAACTCTTGCAAATTTCTATCAAATGTTGCATTACTAAGTGGCCAATCATGGTAGTAATCCATTACATCATTTGCAAGTAATAAAACCCAATGAAGTTTCGGATCATTGTAAAACGCTTTCGCTAAAAATTCTGGAGTTTGACCAGATTGAACATCATAATAATCATACGTAACATTATATCTTTTAATAAGATCATAAAATCTAACTTTTCTTGTTACCTCTAAGAAAGTAGTCTTTGTACCATCATCTAGAACATCTACTTCTATAGTAGGAAAATTTGAAAAAAATGACATAATTAAAACCCTTCTGCAATCTTCTCTTTTGTTATGATACCAAGTTCTCTGAACTGTAAGGTTAGTTCTGTTTCCACTGGTTGGTCATCAACAAAAAATTGTGTTCTTTCCCCACCATATTTTACTTGTACTGACTCTAATGCACATTCATCAATTTTATGTAAATGTCGGCCAGGTACATATGAAATATCAAATGTGGATGGTACTTCCATTGTTCTACCACCAAGACTACCACCTATTGGAAATTCAGGCATTGCATGGTATCGAAATAGTGTAACAATTTCTTTAATTATTTGTGCTTCTTCTGAACTCTTCGGTAACATTCTAAAAGTAAATGCGAAAGATCTTCTATCAATACCTTCAAACTTTAATTCAGTTCTATTGTTTATAACTTTTCCACTAGATATTTGATTAGCTGCCCTTGCACCTGTTATACCTATTCCTTCAGCAAAACTTGATACTGCATTTTTAACTTCAGCACTAATACTATTTGTAATTGCCTCGCTTGCTTCTTTTGCATTTATATCATCTTTAAAAGATTGACCAGCTGCAAGTAATCCAGCAACTAACAATCCTATTTCTGTATCTGCATAATTTACTTTATGTGATACTTCAATGGTAGGTGGCATCTGTATTTGAATTGTTGAATCTAAAGTTTTTCTAGGTGGTCTTGGAACTGTTATGTATTCATTACCACCAACACCAGTTGCATCTGTCGCTCCACTACCATAACTTATAGTCGCTTGTTCTCGCACTCTTATTTGAAATTGAATGTAATGACTACTAGCAGAACCATCTACATCCAATGGATATTGATAAGAAGTTCTATTTGCAGTGATATGTGATTTTTGTCCGTCAGTTCCTATGATTAATTGAGCCATATAAATAGTCCTAAATATATTATGGTTTCAATAGTATTTATACAGTATGACATACAAAGGTAGATATATTCCCTCAAAACCTAGAAAATATAAAGGTGACCCATCAAACATAATTTACAGGAGTTTGTGGGAGCGTAAGTTTATGGTTTATTGTGATAGAACTGATGCAATACTAGAATGGGGCAGTGAAGAAATAATCATACCATACAAGTCACCTCTTGATGGTAGAGTACACCGATATTTTCCAGATTTCTATGTAAAAGTAAAACAGAATGATGGTACTGTTAAAAAAATGATTATAGAAGTCAAACCAAAAAAACAATGTAAACCACCTGTCGGTAAAAAGAAAACCAAATATTATATAAAGGAAGTTCAGACATGGGGTGTCAATAAAGCCAAGTGGGAATATGCGTTGGAATGGTGTAAAGATAGAAATATGGAATTTAAAATACTAACAGAAGATCATCTTGGTTAAGTCATATAAATAGGAGTATGACAGAATTAATTGATGGCATATTAAAGAAAACTGGTGGTAAAGATAGATCAATTCGTTGGTTTCGTGAGAAAGTCAAAGAGTTAGGTGAAGTACCACCACAGACACTTGTTCGTGAAGGATTAGTTACAGCTAGACCTACGTTTGGTACTATGAACTTTTTTATGTATAGTCCTAAGAACAAGGATAATGTTGACATACTACCATATTATGATAGGTTTCCTTTAATCATGCCCATTGAACAATATAACAATGGTTTTCTAGGATTGAACTTTCACTATCTATCCATACCCATGAGATTAAAACTTCTAAACATCATTAGTGAATATGCAAGCAATGATAAGTTAGATGAAACTACTAGAATAAGATTGACATGGAATAGAGTAAAAAGAAATCCAATTGTAAAACCCACAGTAAAAAGATATCTTTCAGATCATGTACGAACCCCATTTCGTAGAATTAACGCAGACGAAATGATGGTTGCAGTTCTATTACCAGTACAGAGATTTGTAAGAGCAACTGAAACAAAAGTTTATGCAGATTCAAGAAGATCTGCAAATAGGAGAGGATAATGGCTGCATTAGATGAATTTATTGCGAGTTTTAGTAAGTTTGGTGGTCATGCACTTGCAAATAGATTTGAAGTAAAAATAACATCACCACCAGCGATAAGAGATCCAGACGCAGATAGACACGTATCATTTAGAGTTGAAGCGTTTACCATGCCTGGTAAAAATATAAGAACTGTTACAAATGAAACAGTATATGGCCCAACTTATGAAATGGCTCAAGGATTGACATATGCAGAAGATATAAGTATGACATTTTTTCTGTCAGCAGAACATTTTGAAAGACAGTATTTTCTAAAATGGCAAGATCTTGTTGTTAAACCAAATAATTACAATTTAGAATATTATAATCAATATGTAACACCAATAGAAGTTTTTCAATTAGGAAAAAATGGTTTACCTTTGGCTGGTCTTAGATTAAATGAGTGCTTTCCAAAAACAGTTGGTGCAATAGAATACAGTGCTCAAAATGTAGACATTGCAAGACAAGAGGTTTCTTTTGTTTTCAAAGATTTTGTTTTTATAGATGCAGATGGAAAAGAAATGGATAATAGTGATACCAGAAAATTTGCAACTACAAATCCACCCATAACTAAAGCTGGCCCTAAACCAACAAATACCAATATTCCATATCGTTAAATTATAGGAGAAAATTAAATTATGGCGTTACCAAAGTTAGCAACCGCTAAATATGAATTGACATTACCCTCTACAGGACAAAAAGTAGAGTTTAGACCCTTTCTTGTGAAAGAAGAAAAAATGTTAATGTTAGCACAACAAGAAGGAACTGATGTATCCTTAATTCGTGCAATACAAGACATAGTAGATGTATGTACTTTTAATAAATTAGATTCTAAAAAATTACCAACATTTGATTTGGAGTATGTGTTCTTACAACTTAGATGTAAATCTATAGGAGAAACAGCAAATATATCAGTAACCTGTCCAGATGATATGGAAACAAAAGTAAGTGTAGATGTAAATTTATCAGAAGTAAAATGTAAAAAAGAAGAAAACCATACCAATGATATAAAAATAAGTGATAGTATAGGTGTTATATTTGATTATCCAAAAATGAGTAATATCATAAAGTTAGATATGAAAAATGATGCAGTTGCAACATTTGGTATAATAAAATCATGCATCAATCAAATATATGATACAGAGAATGTTTATACTAAAAACGATATGGAAGAAAAAGAATTAGATGAATTTATTGAATCAATGTCACATGACCAGTTTCTAAAAATTCAAGAGTTCTTCAATACCATGCCTAAAGTGAAACATAAAATTACTGTGAAGAATCCTAAAACTGAAGTTGAAAGTGATTTAGTATTAGAGGGTATACAAGATTTTTTCTAGTAGCCCTCTCTCATAATTCGTTGGAAAATTATTATCAATTAAATTTCCAATTAATGCAACATCACAAATATTCTTTATCAGAATTAGAAAATATGATGCCATGGGAGAGGGAAATATATACTAGATTACTTCTTCAGTTTTTAGAAGATGAAAAAACCGCTGAAAGACAAGCAAAAGCAGATGGAAGAAGATAAATAGAACAAGGAGAAACCAATGGATTGTACTTGTAATAATAAATGTAAAAAATGCAACCATGAGTGTCATTGTGATAAAGAATGTGAAAAGTGCGTTAATGATATCTGTACTGGGTGTAATTGTGGTAAATGTAATTGTAGGTGATAGATTTTATAACAATAAAACACCATTTGGATTATAGAGAGGAAAGTAAAATGGCTGCACAAAAGAAGTTAGAAAAAGGTTCACAATATGCAGATTTTGATGTGGACGGAGATGGAATAGTAAGTGATGAGGAAATTGCAATGAGTAAAGAAATGATGAGATTAGAGAATGAAGATAAGAAGGCTGATGCACAACGTAACATGGCATGGTTTGCATTGTTTGGTATGTTATTATATCCTTTTTCAGTAGTTCTTGCAGAATGGATTGGGTTAGATAAGGCAAGTGGTATATTAGGTGATATGGCCCCAACATATTTTGTATCAGTTGCAGCCATAGTTGCAGCTTTCTATGCAAAAGAAACCTTTGCAAAAAAATAGGACAGAGAGATGGTAGAAGTAAGTTTTGGTGGTGCTAAAGATTTTAAAACCCTAGTGTCAGAACAACAAGCAAACAATAAAGGTCAAGAAGGACTAAAGAAGGTATTAGAAAACATATCTAAGACCCAAGATAAAATGGCCCAAGCACAGGGTGTTGAACTACAAGAAAAAAGTAAAACTGATTCAAAAGAAACAGAAGATAAGAGAGAGCAAAATCGTATATTTAAATCACTTCAAAAAGGTATTTTGGGTGTAGGTTCAAAAGTTGGTAATATGGTTGGTATACTTGAAAAAAGTGCATTAGATTCTGCAAAGAAAGCAGCTGGTGGTCTTTTTAGTATTGCAAAAAAGTTTTTATTTGGTGCGGCTATAATTGCACTTTTAAAGTTTATGGATAGTGAAGATTGGGAACAAATAAAACAAGTATCAGAAAAATTACTTATTAAATTAAAAGAATTTGTAAAATCTCCATTTTGGACTAATCTTAAAAATCTTATCACTAACCCAAGTTGGGAAACTCTTGGAAAACTTTTTGAAGATAACTTTTTAGCTGCAACAGCACTAGTTGGAATTGTTGGTGGATATGCGTTATTAAAAACAGTAAAAGTTGCAAGAGCATTAGGTTTAGCTTATGTAGCTATGAGTAAAGGTCTTACTAGTTTAACAGATGTAATCACTGGTACTAAAAAAGATGCAGATGGTAGATTAAGAGATACAAAATCAAAAAAATTTGCACCTAAGGCTAGTAGAGGTGTTTTTGGTGTTGGAAAAGGACTTGCAAAATTAGTTCCTGGCCTTGGTCTTGCAGTTACAGGAATATTTGGAGTAATTGATGGTGTAACTGCTGGTATGGAAGAAGCGAAAAAAGAAGGTGCAACTAAAACTTCAATATTACGAGAAGGTATAGCTGGTACATTAAGTGGATTAACTTTTGGATTTGTTGGTCAAGATCAAATATCAGATGGGCTATCAAGTCTTGGTGGTAAAATTAAAAGTGCATTTACACCATCTGAAGAGTTCAAAAATAGAATGGGTGAGATATTCAATTTAGAAAATATTAAAACTAATATGAAAAATTTGGGTACAAAAATAAAAGAAACATTCACCCCATCAGATGAATTTAAAGAAAGAATTGGAAAGATATTTGATAAAGAAAATATTGTGTCCAATTTAAAATCAATTGGTAATAAGGCAAAAGAATCATTTGGTATAAGTGATGAGTTTATAGGTAAAATAGCTGGTGTAAAAGATGCTTATGTTGCTGGTTTATCTGGAACTTTTAAGTCAGTAGGTAATTTCTTTACAGATAAGTTTAAGTTTGATAGTAAAGAAGAAACTATTGCATCTGCAATAAACGCTGTTACCTTACCAGCAAATATAGTAAAAGACTCTCTATTAGGAGCTGGAGCACTTCTTGCAACTAGACTTGGGTTTGATGAAACATCAGAAACCATACAAAATTTAAATCAAAAATCAATTGGACAATTAGTAACAGATTCATTCAATGGTATATTTGGATTTTTTAAAGATTTACTTAATTTTGATTTTACAGGTTTAGTAAGAAAAATTCCTGGCGCTGATGCAGTTTTAGACTTTATAGGTATTGGCGATGAAGATAAAGTTAAAGAAGCAGAAGATCTTGCAAGACAAATACAAGAAGCAAAAGATAGAATTGCATTATCTGAATCTGGTGAAAATGCATATGGTATGGGTGCTTCTATAACTAATCCAGCAGGATTTGAAGGTAGAGGTATACAAGAAGATAAAAGTGCAATTAAAAATTTAACTACTGAATTAAAAAAATTACAAGAAGAAATTGCAGATTCAAAACGTACAAGTACAAGTGGATCTACAATTGTAAATAATAATAATGTTGTTAGTGGTACTGGTGGTGGTAGAGGTGGTTCTGGTGGAACTGGTATTTTGCCTTATCCTGTTAAAGATTCTAGTATTCCTAATGGATATGCACCTTACTAGTTTACCAAAGACCTCTTCTTACACCAGCTGCATAGATCACTAAACCTATTGCACCAATAGCGACTCCTAATACAACTACAACTGCAATTATCTCAACGACTTTTCTTCTTAATTCTTGTTGTGCATAAATCGCTTGTTGTCTTTTCACTCTTATATCTGCTTCAGTTTTTAATAGTTCATTCCATGCATTGGGGCCTCTTGAAAAAACAATTATATTTTTCAACTCATCTCTCATATCTTGAGCTTTTTTCTTAGCCATGAAAGCGTTCAATGCCTCCTCTTCTACTGATCCAGCATTAAATAACTTTTTAAACAATGGTGGTTTTTTAGCATATTGGTCAGCTTTATCAATATCACTAACAGCGCCCATCCAGCGACCAAGATCTCCAGACATAGATTCTACATCTCGTCCAAACTGAAAACCTTTTTTAATCGCATTGAAAGCTGTCGTTGCGGCTGCAATCGCTGTAACTGGATCTACCATTCTCTCTCCTACTAGATCTCAGTACTATTTAGGAATAAAAAAAAGTCAGAGAGGGTATCTCTGACTTTTTGTCACATTATATAAAATGTTTTGATAACGAATTATTCGTTAGCAAGTTTCTCAAAGTAGTTCATTGCATCATCATCTTGATCTACAGATGCAATTTCTGGAGTTGGTTCAGATTTAAATGTTGGTTTAAAATCTGTACTATCTTCCTTCACCATTTGAGCAGCAGACTTACCAGTAGTTACAGAACCTGTAAGGACAGCATCAAGACGAGTCTTCAACTCATCATAAGATTTGAAATTAGATGGTGCAGAAAAATCTTTTAATGAATACTGTGTATTCCAGATCTTTTCCATCTCATCATCACTATCGTTTAGTTTAGATGGTTTATCAAATTCTGATTTATCATAGTTCCAATAACCATCAACCTTACGAATTTTCAATTTGAAATTTGCACCTTCCCACAAATCAAATGGATTGATAGGAGTTTCATCTTCAAATGCAGGCTGCATCGCTTCACTAAGTTTGTCAAATATTTTCTTTCCATATCTGAAAAGAAATACTTTACCTTGATTAGTAGGATTTATACTATCACTTACTACATAAATGTTTGAGTAGTATTGTAATTTACGTTTTTGTTTACGAGCGATTTCTTTATCACTCTCAACACCAGAGTTCCATAACTGTGTGTTATACTCTGAAACTGGATCTTTCTGATTAACAGTAGTAAGAGAGTTCTCTATATACCATTGACCAGTAGGCCCTTGAAACGCATGATTCCAAACACGAACCCAAGGCATTTCCTCATCCTTAGACGCTGGTAAAAATCTTATAACTGCATAACCATTTCCAGCTTTATCAACTTGTGGTTTCCAAAGCCTTTCATCTACATAAGATTTTTTATCTGTGGTTGGGGTTTCGTCCTTTTGGACTTGTGCTAGTAATTTATCCAGACTACTCTGGTTTCTAAGTGCTGAAATAGACATATTATTCTCCTATGTTAATATATGTTTTTCTTATGTTTAAATATGTCACTTGATTCATAATATATAACTGTATTTATATCACTTACACAATTAAATGTCAATATGTTTTAGTCATCTTTTTCGTGTAATGATGGGGTATTTTCGTATGTACCAGTAAACTTAATTCCAAGTTTATTTGCTTGTTCATAAGTCAACTTGTCAAACTTCTGAAAATGTTCTTCTTCCTCTTCTACAAGAGTTTCTTGAATTGATTTTTCTTTATTAGTACCAATCCTTTCTAGTGTATCTTCTACAGATGGTTCATTACCATGACTTGCAGCCCATTCTGCATAAGTCAATCCTTCTGTTATCTTACTAATTTTTATATCGTTTATAGTTTTTTCTATAAATGAAACTTCTTCTTTAATCTTTTTAAGACTTAATCTAAGTCTGACATATTCATCTCTTTCCATTTAAATTCTCCATCATTGGAAATATCTTTGAAATTTCTATTGCACAACCTTCTGCAACTTGCATATGTTCTTTCTGTGTACCATTTGCAGTTCTTAACTCTATGTAGTGTACCCATGATCTTAATGTTCCATTCATAAGTATTCTACTTTTAGTTAAACCCTCTGGTAATACTACACGAGCTTGTTCTTTTGCAATACCATTTTTTATAGCCCAATCATAAACTTCTTTAGATTGGTTAATAATACCATGTTGTCTGCGTTGCCATTCGTTTATAAGATCTTGTCTTGATTGATCCAATTGTAATGATGGATCATTTTCTATTTCAATAGAGTTCTGTCTATTAGTACTGTCTTGTAATCTACACTCACGCACAGTAAATGCATTACCCATATCATCTGGATTTGCATATCGTTGACTAAACTCTTGAAATGAGAAACTTCTATGTCTTACAATTTGGTGTGCGATATCTCTTGTTGTTTCTATCTCTATGCAAGCGCTAGCCATCTCCAATGGCGACCAGTGTTTGTGTTTAATGAGATATAAGATAAGTTTCTTCGCTGTCGTTTTGTTAAATTGGTTTGACGGATTGGAAACACGGGCGCAATACGAAATGAGATCTTGTACATCTTTCAATCCTTCTTTTGAAAAATCTTCTGTGGGTGTCGAGTACGACACTAGTTTTACGTTTGGTGTCAAGTTATTTATTCCTTGTTCTTCGGTCACCATACTTTATTTCGCCTCTTCACAGTT